ATTGTCTCCACAGGGGATTTCATGGCTTTAATCGTGTCGATGATAGAAAATGCAGGATATACTTCACCGCCGTAAGAACCTACGATTATCTGTATCGGATCCTGAGATTGCCGGTCATAGGCAATCAACTGCTCGCACACCTGTTTTGCGATATTGGAATCTATATCACCAAACAGGTAAATCGTTCTTTTTGCAGCACCATCTACAATTTGTTTACTATTGACTGCGTTATCCTGCCCGGGACCAGGACGTTCTGCCCGCCGCATCTGGCCGCCGCATTCAGGGCATTTCAGGTCATTACAGTGCTTATCGGACGACATCTTATACCCGCAGTCAATACATTCGCAGTTATATTTCCCTTTTCCCTCGCCTGTTTCAAGTTCTTCCTTCGTATCTTCGGGAAACATTTTGTTCAGCTCTTCACCCGTGTATTCTCTAAACTCCGGAGGCTCCTTATCCAGTTTCTTATAGTACGCGGCAAGAAAATTGTAAGCTGATTTTCTCTCATTATCCGGCATATCCACTCCACCTCGGGCCCCGAGCAATGCGGCCGTGGCAGCACGCACGCCGCCCCATACTGCCGTGAGTTTTCCCTCAATTATGTCTGCAAAGGGCAATTTGTATCCGCCTTTGGTGTCAGCGCTTTCCGGGTTGACATATACAAACGCCTGCTGATACTTCTTCCAATCAATATTTTCTCCGGATGTCGCCCATTGTTCTATCCGTTTCCGTGCCGCCGCACCGTCCCATTTCTCTGCTTCGTCAACCGGCAAATCTTTTCCCCCGCATATCCGTTTAGCCAGTATCTCTTCAAGTTCCTGGTTCAGCCAATCCTTCATTTCCTGCGTCTTTACCATTTTCAGTGCCATGGTTATCGCATGCGGGTTTGCTGCAACCGGGACCTTGCTGTATTCAAGCAAATGCCATCTGGTAAAAATCCGTCTGGGAGCTCCTTTTATACTGTATTTTTCTATTAGTTCCTTATATTCCTTATTGGGTTCTTCGTTATAACCTTTATCAACCCATTTTATGGGGATAAACCCGACGCTATTTGCCAGTGCGCCACCAACAGCCGCCTCGCATACATCCCTGGCGAAATCCGAGGAGAAATATTCCGTACGCGAACTAATACCCTGTCGTTCCGCTATTTTCTGCCATTTACTTACACCGACGGGAATACCATTATAATTGTGTCCGAACAAGACCGTCGGAGTTTTTTTGTATCCGGTCAAATCGCAACCGTCGGGAATTAAAACCTCGTTATCACGGTCCACGTCTATTGTGGATATCAGATCTATCGTTGCAGGTTTTCCGCCGTCATCTTCAGCCTTCACGCTTTTCCCAGGGAAATATCCCCATAGGACTTTGGTATCATGAGGAATCCCCTCGAGCGTCTTCTGCAGTTTCTCAAACTTGTTTTTACTGACAATCTCTCTGCGACTTTCCAGGTATTGACCGACCGTCTTGATAATCGTTTCCATTTTTATTTCCTCCATTCAGTCCTGTAATTCCCCTTCCTGCCAGTTTCCCGCTAAAATTATACAGCGGCAGTTTGGGTGTGCCGGGGGCGCTTCTATCCCCACAGAAAAATTTTCACCGATAGGTACAACTTCTCCTTCCATCGGGCCGCAAATATCACATTTTTCTGATATTTCATCTAACGCTGTGCTCCACGTTTTATCTTTGTATCCCAATCGTTTGTAGCATAACAACTCTGCGTCGTTCATCAACCTGCTGATTTCTGTCCTGGCTATTCTCAAACTGCGTACCGGATCTATTCCTTCGGTGTAACTGCCGTATAACAGCTCTATATCGTGCACTATATGCGAAGTACTCCAACCTTCGCGTATTGCCTGTTCAAGTATGTCTTTCAACCCATTCTGTATGGTTTCGTTGATAGTAAATCCGTACAAATCTTTCCACCGCTGTATCTGCGCGTCTATAAAACTGTCAAACGAATCGCCTGTAAATCCAATCGATTCAAGGTCTTCATCTGAAATCTGTTTTTTCACTGTTTTCCCGCCGTTTTCAAACTCTATCGCAGTCAAAAAGCCGAATATCACGGCCTGCGTTATATGTTTCTTGGACACCTGTGTTAACTTTTCAGCCTGTTCTTTGATAGGTGGGAAGATAAAATCTATCAATCCTTTGCTCTTGCCTGCATCCAGGATCCGTCGCAGGTTGGCAATTACTATCTTTCGCTGATCGGTAAAAAACTTCTTAAGATCCGTTATGTAACGTTTCTCAATAGCTTCCTCGCCTTTAACCCACATGTTCCACTTCTGCGTTTTAACCTGCTGCCAGTTGTCTCTCATCTGCCGTTTAATAGCATGCACCTTGTGATCATACACATGCCCTGTTTTGTCTCCTGCGGCATAACCGGACATCTGTACCTGATTCATACCTACCCACGGCCGATGTCCCCAGGGCACGGGTTTTTCACCATCCCGTTCTTTAACCTGGTTAATCGTCCAGACGCCCGTTTTTAACTTGCTTTCTTCCTTCTGCAGCTCGAATTCCCTGTCTGTCGGTGTTACATCCTCGCTTTCGCAAACCAGCTTATCATCCCATCGTGGCAGCAGGAACTTGTTCATCGAACTGTCGCGCATGATCAGTTTCGGCTGAACGGTTTCTTCTGTATACATCCGGTCCAGTTCATAAGCATTGCTGCGCGATGACGATGCAGTACTTGCACCTTCGCCCAGTTTGAACTCCGGCACACCATAACCGTTCAAAATATCTTTTTTCGTCAATTTACGGCCGTCTGCAAACCCGAGCTCAGCCATCGTCTTGACCAGCGACTCCACCTCTTTCACACCTCGTAAAATTTTAGTCTTGCCAGCTTTGCCAACGCCGGTAAACTGCTCTTTTATTTCCTTCTTCAGTCGTTCATAATCGGTATCGCCCATTTCTTCAGGGACTTTTACCACCGTGCCAAAAAAAGCGCCATTTTCAAACAGTTGCAGACTGTATTCCATCATGGCTTTGTTCGTGTCCACCGACTCAAGCAATGCATCCAGCGGGGAAAGGCCTATGATGAGACTGTTAGGATTAGGTTCTTTGAAATGTAATATCTCCTCGGGAGAAAATCTTACTATTGAAGTCCCAACGAGATACTCATAATAATCCACTTCCACATGATTCTTGCTGTACGGGATAACTCTGTGTGAAAGAAGCGGAATAATTTGCCCGGGCAGTCCCAGCTTATTTTTAGGCAAATACCAGTAAGCGTTGCCCAGCAGTCCCAGGAAAACTTCCCGCAGGTACATAATGGAATACATGTCCATCCACGGATTCGGATTCTTCTGCAAATCCAGGAACGGATGCTCGAATATCTGTTCCCAGCTTTCCCTGCTGCCCTTTGATTTCTCAGCATATAATCTGGTGGCCACCTTTGCGGTACTGCGGGCTATGCAGGATACAGCCGCATACACCCAGGACGTGAAGTTATTCACATACGCCTGCATATCGCCCTTTGAGGTTCTTTGGAAAGAGCTGTTTGAAAACATCCCGGAGAAATCTTCCCGGTTAATAATGGGAATCCCATCAATCCCTTTCCTCATGACCGCTGTCGCTATTTTTGCCCTCTGGAATATATTCATATTTCCGCAACGCTCCAATTGCCGTAATTCCCCTGTTTGGTGCTGAACAGAAGACTTGCATAGTTGAACGCGTGAATATAGTGGTCGTCTCCAACGCGCTCTATTTCCTTCTTAACCTCTCCATGATCATCTATGGTTTTCTTCTCCACCATATTGCCAAAATGCCTTATAAACGTCTCCAGTTCAGGAGACCAGACTATTTTCACGAGCTTGTTTTTTATTTCCTCGCACCTTTCCGACAACGATAACGTTCTATCTATGTCCACCTGCCGTTTCTTTTCGTCGAACCGGGGGAATATTATTTTGGGAGTGTAAAGACATTGCCACATTTTCTTCGGGAATTTTTCTATTAAGGCCTTGTTCTTTGTATCTCCATAGCCGAAATCGCAAACAGCATACCCGTTAAACTTCTCCATCAGCTCCGCAACTCGTCTCGGATGCGTACGGGTATCGCCGGTTATCTGTTCCATGTGCAGTATATAATTACCTCTCCGAACGACCGCCCAACTCGTATCACCCCAGTCAACACCCACAGCCGTCTTGACCGTTGCGGCCGGTATATCGTTTATGTCCGTTACGCAAGCCATAATATCCGCCCGCGTTACCATATCGTCGCCGCCCGCATACTCTTCTCCAAGCACGAAATTGTAATAAAACTTCTTCAGCCGCGCGTCTTTCTTCTTTTGCAGTATCTCCTGGGCGGAAATCATGGGCGACATCAACTGGCTCATATGATATCCTTCCACCTTCCCTGTTCCTGTAGCCCTCCATTGCCCGATTTTACGATCCAACACAGAACGACATTTGACACACCGGAAATCATTGTCAATAATGTTCTCTTCTGTTAAAATTTGCTGATGTTTGCACTTCAGACACGTAACAAACCATTCCTTTTTGTTGGTCTCGTTGTATGCGGCAGAAATACCAAAGTCCGGGACAGTGGGGGTAGATATTTTGACCTTCAACTTAAACGGTGATGCAGACAACCGCTCTTTGTACATATCAGACACATCCGGTCTTGAAAAATCCACCTCATCATGCACGTTCATATCTGACGGCACCGATATAGCCTGCCGTTCTGTCCATGTGCCGCGGAAATAAAGAAACGACATCCCTATTTTTTTCATCCCGATATTATCAACATCCCGCGCTATATCAAGGTCGGAATACTGCAACACAGGATTAAATCGTCCCTGGGAAAGGTCAGACACATCCGCTCCCGTGGGCATCGTATATACGGCTACTATAACGAAATTTACAGACAGCCATATCACCTTGTTTATTGCCCATGCCGTTATGCCCATCTGCGACGCTTTTTTCAAAACAATCTCCTCGGCCATGTTATCGTATATTTCGACCAGGTACGGAAAATTTTCAAAACTAAACCGCTGATATTTTTCATTTCGCAGATACTGTTCCGTAAACCACCGGAAATCAACCTTTCCCCGTGTCGGTACTTCTGAGTAACTCTCTCCATTTTTCGATAAACTTTTTCCCGTCCTCATCTTGTTTTAGTAAATTTTCGAGCATATCACGCGCTCCCTTTACTTCTTCGGTCTGTATCTTGCCCTTATGTTCCACTTCACCACGATGTTTCCACTTATCTGGCCGCCGGTTGCACAGCAAGAAAAATAAACAAGGTGTTTCCCCTTCAAGCGCCTTTTTATACAAGACACTTTCCACTACATCCAGCACTCTGTTCTCTATCGCGTCCCAGTCGTCCCTGAATTTATCATCAATCTCTCTATACTTGTACGCCACCGTGCGCCCGATATGAACAGCCTCGCACGCGGCGCTTACATTGTGAGTCTTCTTGAACGCCTCCAGCCAGAGTTTCTTACGCTCTTCTGTAAACTTGTAAGGTCCCTTTTTATTGGCGTTCCTTTTGTTCTTTTGTTTGCTTGCCTTCTTTTTCGCCATCTGCCTTTTCTTTTTTGCCATTTTTTACCAGTTCCGGCTCACTCCCTGTGTATTTTTTCCACCTGGCTAAAATCACATCACAGTACAAAGGAGTTTTCTCCATCACAAAACACTTTCTGCTCAATTTATGAGCCGCCATTAAGGTAGATCCTGACCCTCCGAAGGGTTCCATGACAATATCTCCTTTCTTACTAAGTATTTTTATATAGGGTAGTAATATCTCGATAGGTTTGGTTCCGAAAATAATTGACTGTCCGGAGTTTCTTTAATCTTTTTTATGGTGGAACTTAAATCCTGAATATTCTTTACTTGTTTTAAAAAAGTCTTTCTCCCCACTTTAAACACTTTAGCAACCTGCAAATCAGTCTTGCCCTCTTGATATAACTGCAAGATTTTATTAACCTGCTCATCAGTAAATATTCTTTTAGGTCTACTCATCACACACCTTCCTTAAAATGGTTTCCTCTCTCTTCA